CCGCCAAACCCTATGCAGATGTTCCTGATGGAGATGATTCGAGATAATGTCGGGAAAAAAACTCTAGTCACACCAAATAGAGACGACGCGGGTCTATTTACTCAAAGTGAAGGTTAAACTAAACATCAACCTTGATAGACCAACAGACCCCCCAACGAAGATATGGCACGCCGCCGAAAGAAATCAAGACGCCGACGATCCTCTGGAATCAAGCTCCTGAACGTGGCGGAATCTATCGCCTATGCGAATATCGCAACCACTCAGATATTCGGAACTGACGCGTATGACTTCGTAACTGGGAAGGACAATCTAAAGCTCGGACCAACTGCAACTTATTCAGGAGTTTACGATCAAGCATTGACTGGATATGCTGCTTCCACTGGCGCAGACAAGATCACCCTTCGAGAAGTTATCTCATCTCCAACTGTGAGCATGGCAGTCGCTCAGGCAAACCTGACCAACAACTGGCAATCATTAGTTCTCCAGAGTGTCGGGGTCCAAATCGGCTTTAAGCTCGGCAAGCGCATTATGAGATCGCCAATAAATAATCTCAATAGAAATTTCTTTGCTCCGTTGGGAGTCGGAATTAAGCTCTGAGGTGATTATTTATGGCAACTAACACAGTAGTAGGTTCGCTCACGTGCAGCGACGGAACGAACATCCCCCTCAAGGCAGAACTCGTCGAAGGAACAGAATCTGCATTAACCACTGATACGGCTTACAGTGTGATCGCATCCAATATCGGAGACTTCGCATTAGGTAAGGTCGTAACTTCTGGACTGGTACAAAGCCCGAATGGAATCGCATACGCCTATATTCTTCGTCAGGGACTGGTTGCAGCCCTCATCCCTGTCGGAATCTTGGGTGTCGGATTCTCGGCCTCCCCATTATGCGCCCCCTTCAGACTTCAAGCTGGAGATATTCTCAGAGTGATGAACAATACGGCCGCGGATAGAGAAGCGGCTCTGATGTACTACACCAAATCCGGAGTCTCAAGGATCGCGGTTGTCACGCCAACAGGCGGAGCAACCAATTCTCTAGTCGATCTTCAAACTGGGAATTCGTTGGGAGATACAATTCAAAATCAAACCATAATTAAGGCCATGAGCACCTCGGTCGACGGCGCTAAGATCGAAACCAACGGAGCTTACGTTGTGGACGCGAAAGGAAACGTTGTCGGAGCAATCCCAATGGTTGATCCTTCTAAGATGCAGCCGATGTTCCAGCCATACAATATCTTCGTGGATCTAAACTACCAAGCTCAATTCTTGACAAACGCCTGAAGGTGATTAGGTGAAGAAGTCCACAGAAAGAAAGCGTATCAAGCGCATGAGCGGGGATGCGCGAAGGCTATTCTTGCATGGGCTGATCTCCGCTCCGGCTCTTGCGTCGTTCAAGAAGGCACTATCTGGTGCTGAAAAGAAACTGTGATGGTGTCTAGGGTGCCATTGCCAAACGCTGAGAAGCAATCCCCGAGGGTGTACAAGATCCTGAAGATTAAAACTCTGGACTCTGAAGCGCCCAATTCACTAACTCAAGCAGAGATCGCTGCGGTTGGGAATCCTTTGAGCGTGGAAGAGCTCAACGAGGATGAGCTTCGAAGGCTCGTTCTGGTTAACCTCGCGCGCCTAACGTGCAAACAAGAATGGGATGGGTTGCTATGACTCTTCCAGATGCTACACGATCTGATCGTATCTACCCCCTATTGCAGAACCTAGACCTCGAAAACCTAGCGTTTGCTACTCTGCAAGGAACTGGTGAGACACTAAACATCGAGGAAATGAACGAGGATGAGCTGCGTAGACTTGTCCTAGTCAACTTAGCTCGTCTAAGTGTCAAGGGTGAATGGAACGGGTTACTTACAGCTTCAACTTCGAGCGTTGGCAATATGCTAGCAGTTGCACCACCCTCGGCATCCTTTGACTATGACTTGTCTGGACAGTCCCAAGGATCGCAAGCCTCGAACGTAACCTTCACTGAAGATACCCTCTACATGATGCCGTTTACCGTGCCAGCACAAATTTCTGCATCGGATATCAAGTTCGGTATTCCCTCTGGTACTTTCAACGGTACGTTCTACGTTGCGATCTATGCTTGTGATAGCTCGACTAATCTTCCAGCGGTGAAAGTAGATTCAGCCAGCGCATCAATTAGCTCTACGGGCGATAAGAGCATCTCGTTTGCATCGGGTGCCACTCTCGCTGCCAATACTCTCTACTACGCCTCAATCTCCTGGGCGCGAACTAGCGGCTCCTGCACCTATGCCGGCGGTTACTACGAGTACGGCCGAAGCGGTTTACCAATCTCAGCAGCCTCGGCAATCTCCACCAACTCCGGTGGTTGTCTAACATACGCTGCGGCCGGAACTCCACCGACCCCATTGACTACTGGTTCAATTGGTGTGCTTGTTGGAGCCGGCCCAAAAATACGAATGGATGTCTGAGAATATGTATAGGTCATACGAGAAATTCGGCCCAGATGGCACGCTTCTCGAGAGTGGCGTTAGGGATTGCACTTGGGAGGAAGTTCGAGCAGCACGAAATCAAGCCTTAGACGAATCAGACTGGCGAGCCGTGAAGGATCGCACGATGAGTCAGGCTTGGAAGGACTTTCGCCAAGCCCTCCGCGATCTCCCGCAAGACAGCCCCGATGCAAACTCCGCAGTTGACAACTGGCCACAACCTCCTGAGTGATGGGAATGCCTAAGGTGAAACCCGATACTGTCGTCCGTCATGAAATCGTCATGGGCAGGGCCGATAGGGAGTTACTCGCTGGTGCGGTTGCTGCCTACCAAGTGAACCGAATCTCAACTCCACTAGTAGCTCTAATGTCTGACGTCTCGGCGATGTACGTTCTAGCTACGATCGTTGAACTATTCGGAAAGGACATCGAATGGCTGCCAACCATCGCCGATGTTCCTGAAGGTCTTGAGTGGTTGGCGGATCAGGCGGCCGAGTATAACGCATACAGAGCGCAGGCACGCGCAACCCCAGAAGGGGAAGACCGACCAAAGCCGACAACCCTCGGCGCGGCATGGTACAACCTGATGAATCCAAATTGGGGCGGATTCTTCGGGAATTTCGTTTGAGGAAAAAACCCTCATTTGTTTACCCCCTATTCAAGCCGATTTTTTGAAAAGTTTGGACAGAAAACCGCGCTTATTCTTCGATTCTTCACGAAGTTTTTGATTTTCTCTACAAACTTTAGAATATCTATCCATCAACTCTTTGTGGCTCATAATTTGCTCGGACAGATCCAGTACCTCATGGTGATTCACCAAATAGGGGTCTGGACCCTCCTGATTGACCCAGTGCTTCTCGGTGATGACCTCTTGAGGTGTCGAGAACCAGATGATCGCCTTCGAGGCATAGGCTGACTTTCTGCCCCGGCCGATATCGCTGATTATCTTCGATGCTCCACTAGAGAGGGTGAATGAATGCAGATTGTGGCGAGCCATTATTCATCACCTTCAACCGAGATTCTCAAACCATAATGCAAGAACTCAGTATTCAAGAGATTCATAATTCTCTCTAGATCGTTTTCATGAACGAGCAGCTCAATTCTAACATGTTTCAGACTCATTCCTCTTCCCCCAAATAATAAATCATGTAGCACTCTGAACAAACAGTCATATCGTCCATATCTAATTCACGGTCGCACTCTGGATTAACGCAGAGTCGGAAATCAATATGTGAGAGATCGAGCGTCATTCAATTCACCCCCACTAGGCGATGAGTACCGCCACCGCCGCAAGTCATCCGTTGGATTCGTTCAACGGCTTCAAACGTCTTCTCTGGGCATTCTAAGCCACACTTTCGACATATCAACTTCATTCTCAGCGCTCCGAAGCTCGATCCCAATGGCAGTAGCAGCATTTCGGGCAGCACGCCAGATTCTCAAACGCTGGATCAAGCTTCGCAGCTCTGCGGTTGATGCTTGCGCAGGTGCAGGCCTGACCCATTATTTTCTCTTGCAGCTCGTCTAATTGTTCTATTTTGGTCAGATTCATTCTTCTCCCCTCGTCGGTTTGTAATACAACGCACAAGGTTTCCCTATTTAACTATATATTACACCCGCGCCGCGAAGCGGTGCGGGGATCTAAAAATTTCAATTTTTAGTCCCATCCGCGATATCGTGCACACTGGGATAGTGCGCTATCCCTTTTTGATTAAGAAGATTATGCACGGAGGAATAGGCGCGAGGAGGGATTAAGGCCCGATG